GGACGCATCGGCCAGCGTGAACGTGTGCACGTAGGGTCCGGACCCGGTCGTGACCGGAGCACCGCCGAAGATGTGCTTGAACACCTTCGTGTCGCCCCGGTTGGACAGCTCGAGGTCCACCTTACCCAACTTTTCCGCTGTACGGATCAGCGTCTCCCCGTTTTTGGAGGTGGGCCGAATGCCGACACCTCGCAAGGATCCTGAGCGCCGGCAGAACCGGGCCACGAAGGAGACGGTGGTGGAGCTCGTCCCCGGCGGGCTGGTCGTTCCAGACCCGTCCGCCGATTGGCTCGACGTCACCTGCGCCGAGTGGTCGGCGTTCTGGTCCGATGCCGAGCTGGTGTCGATCGTGCGTGAGGCGCAGCGGCCAGCGCTAGTCCGGTTGTTCGACTGGCGGGACAAGCTGCGCCTGGCGTGGGCCGAGGCTGACCGGTTCCGGGTGGCCGTCGGTGACGATCACCTCGTGACCGGGTCGACGGGGCAGGCGGTGGCGAACCCGCTGTACGGCCTGGCCGAGAAGGCCGAGGGCCGGGCGCTGCAGATCGAGGGCCGGATCGAGGCCCTGGAGGCGTCGTTCGGTCTGACCCCGGGGGCGATGCTCAAGCTCGGCGTGGACTTCCAGCGCCGTGAGTCGCTAGCCGCCCAGAACGAGCGCGTGAAGGAGGCTGCTGGTGTCGTTGCTCGAGGTTCCAAGCCGGACGATCCCCGCTCCCTACCGGGAGACGCCGCAGTCGGTTCTTCCTGACGGCTCGCTGCCTCCGTCACTGGGCGGGGTGTTCATCACCTGGGCCGAGTCGATGCTGGTGCACGGCGAGGGCGACATGCTCGGCCAGCCGTACAAGGTCCCGGAGTGGGGCAAGCGGGCAGCGTTCCGGATCTTCGAGTACGACCCGAACCGCCTGGTGCGGGTCGGGTCCGTGGCGGCCTTCGCCTACATCGTGTCGCGGGCTCTGCTCATCATGCCGAAGGGCTCGGCTAAGACCGAGTTCATCGCCGCCGTGATGCTGTTCCTGCTCGCCGGTCCGAGCCTCCCGACGCCCGATGGCCCGGTGCAGCGCAAGTCGCCGAACCTCCCGGTTGCTGCGGGGTCGTGGGACCAGGCCGACAAGCTCTTCGGTGACGCTGCGAAGCAGATGTGCACCGGCACGGAGGACTCGCCGGCGCCGCTCGCCCCGTTCGTCGAGTGCTACGACACCGAGATCCTGCTGACCGAGGGGCGCGGGAAGCTGTACCGGGTCGCTGCGGTGGCCGGCACGAACGACGGCGGGCTGCCCACGGCGGGCGCTGCCGATGAGATCCACGAGTGGGACACGCCCCGCAAGCGCCGGGTCCACCTGGTGCTGTTCCAGGGGATGGAGAAGCGGGCGAACTGCCTCGAGCTCAACATCACCACCCCCGACGACGCCGACCCCGACAGCCTGCTGGGGATCATGGTGGCCGACGCCGAGAAGGTCGCCGCCGGCGAGATCGACGACCCGAGCTTCTACTACCTGCACTACGGCACCGACCCGACGCGGGAGCTGCTCGACGCCGAGGGCCTGGTCGACTTCGACCTGCTGCTCGGCGCCCTCAAGGACGCCACCCCGGCGGACTGGCTCGACGACGACGACCTCGCCCGCCGTGCCGATTCACTGATTCGCAAGAAGCGCCCGATCCACGAGGTGCGCCGCTACTGGCTCGGAGCGTTCGCCCGAGGTGGCGGTCACTGGCTGCCCGAGGGCGCATGGGAAGACCGGGAAGGCTCGCCCGCCGAGTCGCACCCGGACAACCCGCTGTGGCCGGCGAAGGGCACCCCCGTGGTGCTCGCCTTCGACGGCTCGTACAACCGGGACACCACCGCCATCGTCGGCTGCACCCTCGACGGCTACGTGTTCGTCGTCGACGCGTGGGAGCGACCCGACGACGCCGGCCCCCGCTGGAAGGTCCCCCGCTCCGACGTGAAGCTCTCGATGGACGAGGCGATGAAGCGGTGGGACGTGCTCGAGCTGGCACCCGACCCGCCCGGCTGGGCCGACGAGATCGAGTCGTGGGAGGCCACCTACGGGGAGGTCGTCGTCGAGTTCTCCACGAACCAGGCCGCACGCATGGCCCCGGCCTGCACCCGCTTCTACTCGGCGGTCGCGGGCGGCGACGAGGACGAAGCGGTCATGCCGCTCACCCACGACAACGACCCCCGGCTGGCGCGGCACCTGCGCAACGCCGTCACGAAACGCAAGCCGGGAGGCGACGTGATCACGAAGGAATCGCTGGACTCGCCCCGCAAGATCGACATCGCCATCGGCGCCGTCGTCGCGTTCGACCGTGCCTGCTGGCATGCCCTCAACGCCGAGCCCGACGTCGAGTTCACGGCGGTGTGGACGTGACCCTCGCCCTCTACGTCGCGGCCCTCCTCTGCCTGACCGTCGCCGCGGTCATGGTCGCCCTCCCGCTCGGCGTAGCGGTCGGCGGCCTTTCGCTTGCCGTCATCGGGTGGCTCGTCGATGAGGTCGACGGGTGAAGCGGTACCAGGCGCGACGCTCCCTGCCCCCCACGGTGCAGCGGTTCAGCTTCGATGAGTGGCTCATGGCCTCCGCCAACGGCGGGTTCGGCCTATCCCAACCGGTCACCACCTGGGGCACGCAGGACACGGAACCTCCGCCGAACAGCTTCGAGGGCTACGTCCAGTCCGGCTACAAGTCGAACGGCGTCGTCTTCGCAGTGATCTCCGCCCGGATGCGGCTGTTCTCCGAGGTCCGGTTCCAGTGGCAGGACATGCCTGACGGCCGACCCGGTGACGCCGCCGGCACCGAAGGTCTCGACCTTCTCGCCACCCCCTGGCTGAACGCCACGACCCGAACCCTGCTCGGCCACATGGAGCAGGACGTGTCGCTGGGCGGCAACTCGTACACGGCCAAGCGTCTCATCTCTGGACGTGAAGAACTCCGTCGCCTTCGCCCCGATTGGGTCGACATCGTCATCTCGTCGCCGTCGGACGACCCGTTCGACCTCGACGCCACGGTCGGCGGATACCTGTACTACCCGCAGGGCAAGAGCAAGTCCGATCCGATCGTGGTGTTCCCCGAGCACATGGCGCACTTCGCCCCGATCCCTGACCCGGTCGCACGGTTCCGGGGGATGTCGTGGCTGTCGCCGGTGATCCGCGAGATCCAAGCGGACACCTCCGCGACGGTCCACAAGGGGAAGTTCTTCGACAACGCAGCGACGCCGAACCTCGCCGTGACGATGCCGATCACCGAGAAGGCCAAGTTCCTCGAGGCCGTCGAGGCGATGGACGACAACCACAAGGGCGCAGCCAACGCCTACAAGACGCTGTGGCTGATGGGCGGCGCGACCACCGAGGTCATCGGCGCCGACATGAAGCAGCTCGACTTCGCCGTCACGCAGGGCGCAGGCGAGACCCGCATCGCCGCCGCCGGCGGGGTCCCGCCGATCATCGTCGGCCTCAAGGAAGGCCTGCAGGCCGCCACCTACTCCAACTACGGCCAGGCCCGCCGAGCGTTCGCCGACCACTGGGCACGCCCTCAGTGGGGAGCGGCCGCCGGGTGCCTCCAGTCGATCTTCGCTCCACCGCCGAACAAGCGCCTCTGGTACGACGCCGACGGGATCTCGTTCCTGCAGGAAGACCAGAAGGACGCAGCGGAAATCCAGTCCCGCAAGATGCTCACGATCGAATCCGGTGTCCGCGCCGGCTTCACCCCCGACTCGGTCGTCGCAGCGATCAACGCCGAAGACCTGACGAAGCTGGTTCACACCGGCCTCTACTCGGTGCAACTTCAGCCCCCCGGCGCCGAGGCTCCAGCCCCGGCCGCCCCCGCCGAGTAGCGGTACCCCTTCCCCTCAACCCCAGGGAGATCACGCGATGGAGCTCCAACGCGACAACCTCACGCGCTCCGTGCCCTTCCGCCTGGAGCGCGCCACCGAGGACGGAGACGGCCTCACCCTCGAGGGCTACGGCGCCGTCTTCGACACGCCGACCCGGATCGACTCCTGGGAGGGCGCCTTCGACGAAGTGATCGCCCGTGGCGCATTCGCGAAGACGCTGCAAGAGCGGACCCCCGTGATCCAGTTCGACCACGGCCACCACCCGCTCGTCGGGTCCATCCCGATCGGCTCACCTGAGATCCTTCGCGAAGACGCCCAGGGCCTCTACGTGAAGGCACGCCTGCACGACAACTGGCTGATCCAACCGGTCCGCGACGCCATCGCATCCGGGTCGATCGACGGCATGTCGTTCCGGTTCTCCGTCGTGAAGGAGACCGTCGACGAGTCCGGGGACTTCCCGCTGCGCACGGTGCAGGAAGTGAAGCTCTACGAGGTCGGCCCCGTCGTGTTCCCGGCCTACACCGAAACCTCCGTCGGGGTCCGGTCGCGCGAGTTCGCTGCGATCCTCTCCGACCCCACCGCGCTGGGCGACCTCGCCCGCGCCCTCGTTCTCGGCACTCCCCCCGACGAAGCCGCCCGCCCGGGCACTTCCGACGACGGAGCCGCTGACCCGCAGGGAGCCGCTTCCGAGCACTCCGGCATGACCCGCGACGCACGCGCCCGCCTGCTCGCCCTGCACTCCTGAAAGGACCCTCCACCATGGAGACCCGCGAATCCCTCTCGGCCGACATCGAGTACCTCGACGCCTGCCTGAACGCCATGCACGAGCGCGCCGGAGACGGCGCCCTCACCCCCGACCAGGACGCCGACTTCAAGGCCGGCGTCACCCTCCGCGACGAGAAGCGCGCCGCCCTCAAGGCCATCGAAGAGCGGTACGAGACCCTCGAGCGCCAGGCCAAGGACCCCGCCGCCACCGTGCCGGGCGCCACCTTCTCGGCGCCCGGGGCGATCGTGCGCAACGATCCCTTCGACCTGTCGGACCTCCGCTTCGACGCCACTCCCGGCGAGGTCCGCTCCCGCGGTCTCGCCGCGATCGAGAAGGGTGCCTACGCCAAGGACGAGCACCGCGAGCGGGCCGAGCAGCTCGTCCGGTCCCTCGATTCCTCGGTGGCGCTGCGCATCGCAGCGACTGGCTCCGCCGAGTACGAGCGCGCCTTCGGCAAGATGCTCACGGACCCGTCCGGGTTCTCGCTGACCGCAGGCGAGCGCGAGGCGTTCACCCGTGCCGCCTCGCTCACCAGCAACGCTGGTGGCTACGCCGTCCCGTCGATCATCGACCCCACCCTGATCCTGACCTCGGATGGTTCCGCCAACCCGTTCCGTCAGATCAGCCGGGTCGTCCCGATCACGAACGACAAGTGGCGTGGCGTGTCCACCGCTGGCGTCACCGCCTCGTTCGGTGCCGAGGCCACGGCCATCACCGAGGGTTCCCCGACCCTCGCACAGCCCACCGTCACCGCCCACAAGGCGAAGGCGCAGATCGACTACTCGTTCGAGATCGGCATGGACTACCCCGGCTTCACGTCGGACATGCTCATGCTGCTCAACGACGCCAAGGACCAGCTCGAGGCCACGAAGTTCGCGGTCGGCGCTGGTGACGGCTCGAACGAGCCCTTCGGCATCGTGACCGCCCTCGCCGGCACGGCCTCGGAGATCAACGTGGCCGGGTCCGAAGGCGTGTTCGCCGGTGTCGACCTGTTCGCGCTGGAGGAGGCCCTCGGCCCCCGCTTCCGTGACAACGCTTCGTGGCTCGCGAACAAGTCGATCTACAACAAGGTCCGCCAGTTCGACACGGCTGGCGGCGCTTCCCTGTGGGAGCGGATCGGCGCCGGGATGCCCGGGCAGCTTCTCGGCTACAACGCCTACGAGGCGTCAGCGATGGACGGTGTGTGGGACGTGGCTGCCACGGCCAACAACTACATCGCGATCCTCGGTGACTTCCGCAACTACGTCATCGCCGACCGCATCGGCATGTCCGTCGAGCTCGTCCCGCACCGCGTGGATGGCGACGGCAAGCTCACCGGCCAGCGCGGCTTGCTCGCCTGGTGGCGAGTCGGCGGCGACTCGGTGAACGACGCCGCGTTCTCGATGCTGGACAACCCCACCGCGGCCTGATCCAGCCCTGAGGTTGGTGTGGGGCGGCTCGCTCCTGGGCCGCCCCACACCACCACCCTTCCTCGACCTACGGAGACCCACGTCATGGCTCAAGTTCGCGCCCTTACGGGCATCGCCACGAAGGCCGGGGCCATCCCGGTCGGTGCCGTGCTCGACGCATCGGATCCTCTCGTCGTCGCGTGCCCGCAGTTCTTTGCGCCGATCGAGGCCGTCGAGCAGGCGACCGCTGCTCCCGGCGAGAAGCGCGCTGCCTCGCACCCTGCGAAGAAGGCCCCCGTCAAGAAGGCCGCACCTCGTGGCCGAGCCTGACCCGTACCTCACTGCCGAGGAGGTGAGGGCCAGGCGTCCCCGCCGGCTGACCCCTGCCGACGACCCCGACATCGTGTCGCTCGTCGCCCGGTTCGAGGACATCGTCGAGCGGTACCTGGATCAGGCGTTCCGTGAACGGGAGGCCACCCACACAGGTCGTGTCTCGGGCGGCTGGCTCGAGCTGCCCCACCACCTCGTCACCGCGGTCGAGTTGGTCGACAGCAACGACAACGATGTCACGCTAGCTGCCGACGCCCTCGACTCCGAACGGGGCCGGGTCGCCGTCTACGCGGCGGGCCCGCTGACCGCGGCGTACACGCACGGCGAGACCGACCCGCCCGAGATCCTGCTGGCCAACTGCGCCTTGTACTGCGACCGCATGATCTCAATCGACAACTCGGGAGCGTCCCGCGACACCCTGTCGAAGGTCTTCGACGGCGGGATCTCCGAGCGGTACTCCACCCCCAACTTCGCCGAGGGCCGCCCGACCGGCTTCCTGCAGATCGACGCCGACCTCAACGCCATGCGCAACCGGCGCCGCGTGATCTTCTGATGCCGGCCAACTCGCAGCGGTGGCCGCTCACCCAGCATCTCGCCGAACTGTTCTCGCTACGGCCCGGCGCCGGCACGGTCTCAGTCCTCGACTTCCCGCCCGGCGAGATGGACATCACCGACGAGATGCTCGTCGCCACCGAGATCGACTCCGAGTTCTCCATCCCCAACGCGAAGGCCGGACGCCTCGAGCGCGACGAGACCATCACCATCGAGTGGACCGTCATGGTCAACGGGGTCCGTGAGCCCGGTGACTGCATGACCCGTTTCGACGAGATCGTCGCCTTCGTGGACGACACGTTCGCCGACGACGCGTCGCTCGGCGGTTTCCCCGGAGTTCTCGAGGCTCGGGTGACCGCATCGAAGGGCAAGCCCGCCCGTGCACAGGACGGGTTCTACGTCCTCGGCACCGTGACCACAGTCATCGAAACCCGACTCCACTGAGGGAGCTGACCCATGAAGGTCATCAACACCACCGAATCCGACCGCAAGCTCCCCGACGGGACCCGTGTCGACCGCGGCAAGTCCGCCGACGTCGACGACGAGCTCGGCGCGGAGCTGCTCGATCAGGGCTGGGTCGAAGCCTCCAGCGCTCCGGCATCGGTTGCCGACGTTCTCGCCGAGGTCGGTGACGACCCGGTCAAGGCCGCTGCCGCCCTGGCAGTGGAAGAGGGCCAGGCGAACCCCCGGCCGACGCTCACCAAGAAGCTCACCGCGATCGCGGCGACTGACACCGAAGGGGCCTGACCATGGCTGCACCATCCACCATCGCCGGCCAGATCGGCTTCGCAGACGAGAGCACCCCCGGGCTGGCGGTGACGCCGACCCTGTTCCTCCCCGTGCTGGAGGAGACGATCGAGCGCACCGACGAGCCGCTCGAGTCCGATGCCATCCGGGCCAACCGGCGCCTGCGCGACGAGGACGAGTCGAACGGCGGCAACATCGAGGTCGCCGGCTCGGTGGACCTCGAGCTGTCCAACCGGGGCGACACGAAGGTGTTCAAGCACATCTTCGGCGGTGCTCCGGTCACGACCGGGTCCGGACCCTACGTGCACACGTTCACGCTGGCCGATGCGTCCGGGCTGACCGCGACGATCCAGGCTGGTGTCCCGGATGTGTCGGGCACGGTGCGCCCGAAGACGTCGACGGGCTGCAAGGTGTCGTCGGCGGAGATCGCCGGCGATGTCGGCGAGATCGTCAGGCTCGGCACCGAGTGGGTCGGGATGCGTCAGACCATCGGGTCGCGCACCGTCACCGACGGCGTGCTCAACACCACGACCACCGTCACGTCAGTCGCTGCCAACTTCACCGAGGCTGACCGGTACAAGCCGATCTCCGGCACCGGGATCCCCGTCGGCGCCTACATCGCGTCGGTCGTGTCCGAGTCGACCATCCTGCTCTCCGCTGCGGCCACAGCAACGGCGACCGGGGTGTCGGTCGTGATCGGCAAGGCCCTCGCGGCCGCGAGCTACCCGGCCGACCGGTTCCCTTACAAGATGCTCCACGCCTACCTCACGGTGGGCGGCACCGCCTACGACATGACGTCGTTCAGCCTGGGCATCGACAACCAGGTGGAGGCCCGCTGGTTCGCCGGTGACGCCAACTCGAAGGAGCCGATGTCCAACGGCAACCTCGCCGAGGTCGGCGGCACGATCGGCACCGAGTTCGGGTCGCTCGACCTGTACGACCGGTACCTCTCGCACGAGAAGTTCGCTCTGGTCATCGGCCTGTCGAACGGTGCCGACTCGATCGTGTTCACCACCAACTCGCGGTTCACCCCGGGTGGGTCGCCGAACATCGCCGGCCGCGGTCGGGTCATGCAGGACATCCCGTTCACCTGCCTCGGCTCGGGCACCGATGCCTCCGGGATCACCGCGGTGCTGACCAACTCCGACGCCACGGCCTGACCCGTGGCGGCCCCGTCGAAGGGGATCCGCGGGCCCGGCACCCGCTCCGGCTCCTCATCCGGCGTCGAGGTCGTCGGGCTGTCCGCGTTCCGCAAGGAGCTCCGGGCCCTCGACGACCCGAAGCCGTGGACCCGAGAGCTCGGGCAGGTCAACCGGGAGCTCGCCAAGAAGGGCGCCGAGTGGGCGCAGGCTGCCGCGGTCGCGATGGGCGGCCCGCAGAAGCACTTCGCCGCGGCGATCCGCGGCTACGGCTCGGCGGCCTCGGCCCGCATCGGGATCCGCGACGAGCGTGCCTTCGGTGCGTTCTGGGGCGCGAAGCAGCGCACCGGCTGGAACGCCGGCAACCAGACCCCGAACCAGCCCGAGTGGGTTGGCAACTCATGGGATGCCGCGGTGCACGGCCAGGGCCCGTACGCGATCAACGAAGCGCTCGCCACCCGCATCCGTCAGCTCGAAGCCCTCTACATCAACGGCATCGAGGACATCACCCGTCGGGCGTTCCCCGACGCCCCTTAACCAGGAGCAAACCAGATGCCACAGGCCAAGCCGCCACGCAAGAAGGCTTCCGCCCCGAGGGCCAAGAAGGGCGGCTACGACGCCGCAGCGGACCGCCTGGCCCGTGCTGCGAAGGCGCTGAAGGTCACCGTCCCCGGCACCGACGTCGAGCCCTTCGCTGTCGCCCTGGCGAACATCCCGTCATCAGTCCGCCGCCGGATCCGCGCCGAGACCGGCAAGCCGCTCGAAGCGCACACCGCCGAGGACGCCGGGCTCGACACCTACGTCCTGCTCTGGTGGGTGTCCCGGCTGGTCGCCGGCGAGAACATCGCCCTCATCCTCGCCGATGACGAGTGGTCCGACCGGTGCGCCGGCATCCGCCTCGGCGACCTCAAGACCGAGTGGATCACCCTGCACGACGGCTCCGACCAGGAGGCCGATCCTGCGGGGGAAGCCCCCGGGCAGCCCGACTGAGGGACCTGCCCGCACTCGCTCACTGGTGCCACCTGACACCGCGCGACGTGGACGACCTGTCCCCGATCGAGCTCGAAGTCTTCACCGACTGGATCAACGCCCAAGGGAGGTGACCTGATGGCTGTACGCCGCCTGGAAGTGGAGATCGTCGGGAACGCCAAGGGCGCGCAGAAGGCGTTCGGCGATCTGGAGAAGGCATCGGGGCGGGCCGGCAAGAAGACCGAGTCGTCGCTGTCGAAGGCGAACAAGGCGCTCATCGGGTTCGGTGCCGGCGCAGCGATCTACGGGGCGTTCTCGGCGTTCGACGAGGCCCAGAAGGTCACCGCCCAGACCGAGGCAGTGCTCAAGTCCACCGGCAACCAGGCAGGCGTGACGTCGAAGGAGATCGAGGACCTGGCCGGGTCGCTGTCGAAGAAGTCCGGCGTCGACGACGAGGCCATCCAGTCGGGCGAGAACCTGATCGCGACGTTCACGAACATCCGCAACGAAGCAGGCAAGGGCAACGACGTCTTCACGCAGACGACGAAGGCCGCCCTCGACATGTCCGTCGCGATGGGCACCGACATGAAGTCGGCGTCGATGATGCTCGGCAAGGCGCTGAACGATCCGGTGGCCGGGCTCGCGAAGCTGACGAAGGTCGGCGTGACGTTCACGGCGCAGCAGAAGGACCAGATCCGGGCGCTCGCCGATTCGGGCGATCGGCTCGGCGCCCAGAAGGTCATCCTGCAGGAGATCAACAAGGAGTTTGGCGGGTCCGCTGAGGCGCAGGCGACGGCGCTGGGCAAGGCGAAGGTGTCGGTCGACAACATGGCCGAGTCCGTGGGCGGTGCCCTCGCTCCGGCGCTCGAGACCGCGGCGTCCGCGCTCGGCTTCCTCGCTGATGGGTTCTCGTCGCTCCCAACCGGAGTCCAGACCGCAGTGATCGGCCTTGGCGCAGCGACGATCGCAGCGGTGAAGTGGGGCGACTCGATCGGGACCGGGCTCTCCGCGATGAAGACCGGAGCGTCGACCATCGGCGGGTTCGCTTCGGCACTCGGCTCGATCAACACGCTCGCCGCTGAGCGCGGTCTCTCCCGGGTCGACACCTTGCTGAACGTGCTCGATGCGGGCGGCAACAAGAAGTCGGCATCCGTGGTCAAGGGCATCGACTCGGTGATCGGAGCAATGGGTGGGTTCCCGATGGCAGGCGCGGCGGGAGCGGCGGGTATCGGCCTGCTGGTCGCCGGCTACGTCGAGATGACCAGCGAGAGCAAGAAGGCCGAGCAAGGAGCGCAGGACCTTCTTGACATCGCAGAACAGACCGGGGTTTCGCTGAGCAAGGCGTTCGACGTCCAGCTGGCGAACACCATCGCCGGCGTCGACGGCGGATTCGGCAACCTCGGTGACTCGGCCGAACGGTTCGGGCAGACGCTCTCCGAGGCCGGGATCTCGGCTGAGGAACTGTCGCAGGCGGTCCACGGATCCGACGCTGTCTACAAGTCGTTCATGGACAACCTGAAGAAGACGGACCTGTCCTCCTTCTCCCTGCTCGCTGGGGACATCGACACGATGCGCCGCTCCGCAGAGCAGGCCGATTCCAAGTCGGAGAAGTTGGCGACCACGCAGGAATCGCTCGGCGTCGCCGCGGAGACTTCGGCCGGCAAGCAGGGTGAGCTGGCTGAAAAGACGGCTCACGGGGCACGCACCGCGGACCAGGCGACCGAGTCGCAGAAGCGAAACGCCGATGCTCTCGACCGGATCAAGCGGTCCGCAGACGACGCCAAGAAGGCCATCTCTGACTTCTACGACGAGCAGACCAACCAGGTCGCCACGCAGATCGACGCCGAACGTGCGCTGGACGATGTCTCGCAGTCCCTCAAGGACAACGGGCTCGGCTTGTCGATCTCTGCGGAGGCCGGCCGGAAGAACCGCGAGGCGATCATCGCGGCGAAGGACGCTCAACTCGAGTACGCGATGGCGCTGCGCGACACGTCGGGCTCGGGGGCGGCCATCTCGTCGATGGTCGACTACTCCGGGAAGCTGGCGGAGACGCTGCGCCAGTCCGGTCTCACCGAGGCGCAGACGCAGGCGCTGATCGCTGAGATGGGGTTGACCCCGAAGGACATCTACACCACGTTCCGGTCCAACTCGACCGAGGCTGAGCTGAAGTCGGCGGCCGTGCGCAAGTCGATCGAAGCGGTGCCGGGCTGGAAAGACATCTACTTCAACGCATTGACGTCGGAGGCCGAGGCTCAGATCGCCCGGCTGAGCAGGCAGGTGTCCAGCCTCGGCGGGTCGGTGCTCTCCGGCACTGCCGGCGCAGCGATCCAGCAGTCCCAGCAGGCACATGCCCCAGGGCGTGCCAAGGGTGGACCGGTTCGACGCGGCTCGATCTACGAAGTGAACGAGCAGGGCACGGAACTGTTCGCTCCCGGCATGAATGGGTCGATCATTCCGGCGGCGCAGTCTCGGGCCCTGATGACCGGCGGTGCCAGCGGCTCGGTCACCAACGTCTTCCACATCACCGAAACGAAGGACGCCGAGGCCACGGCCCGGGCGGTGGCCCGGGTGTTCGAGCGCCAGTCGCGCATGGGTGGCGCTCCGTTGGCTGGTGTCAGGTGACGCTCGCTGATGGGCAGATCGTCGTCCGGGTCGCGTTGGAGCTCGGCCCGTTCGACACCCCGACCAGCCCGGACTGGACGGATCTGACCGACCGGGTGCTCGGCTACCGGGATCAGCGTGGCCGCACTGATGTGCTGCGCGAGTTCCAACCGGGCACCGCCGACGTGGTGCTCGACAACGGGGACCGGATGCTGGACCCGTCGAACCCTGACGGCCTGCTCTACTCGGGTGCGACCCGGATCGGCTTGCCGCTGTGCCCCGTCCAGATCGGCGTGATGTGGGGCGGGGTGGAGTACCCCAAGTTCTACGGGTATCTGGGGCCGGAAGCGTGGCCGGGTGATACCGCCCCGCACGGCCCATCCGGGACCGTGACCCTGTCCGTCGTGGACGCGCTCGGCCATTCACCGGGACTACCGGGTGACATGTGGGGGATTCTCACCGCGGCAATGCAGCCGGACTGGTGGCTGCGAATGGACGAGCAAGAGTTCCCGGTCCTCGACGATCTGTCGGAGATCCCCAACAGCCTCGGTGCCGGTCACGCCACCGTGTACGGGACAACGGGGATCTCTCGGCCCTACACGCAAGCCTTCCGGCCGGCGGGGTACGGCGTCATCGAGCCGGGGCTGCTGTTGTCCGGGGATCATGAGTTCCGGTCGCCGGCCGCGTCGATCATGCCTGACGGTGACGAGGACAAGGTCACCGTGATGTTGTGGTGGGCGGCACGCACGGAGATCGACGCGGGTGATGTGTCGGTGGTGGCTCGCATGGAGTATCCGGGCGGTGGGAATCCGCGCTGGGACATCATCGTCGATGGAGACGACGGTCTCGCCTACGTCACCGCCTACGACTCCGGTGGAACCCCTGTCGATACGGGGACGATCACCCCGGTCACGTCGGCACGGTGGGACATCGAAGACAGCAGCCACCTTGTCATCGCTGTGTGGGATGCCGCAGATGCGTCGTTCACTGTCTGGTTCGGTGGTGTCTCGACGGCGTTGACGATCGGCACCGACCTCTACGAATCCGACCTGGTGCACGGGCCGAACACGGTCGACGTGATGTACGACGAAGTCACGGTGTGGCGTAGGGCGCTGCCCTACGCCGAGCTGGTGCCGGTGCTGCTGTTCTCCGGGTTCGGCGGTTACTGGTGCTCGGACACGTGGGCGGATCGGCTCGGCCACTGGGTCGAAGCGACCGGCCGCACCGTCACGTTCGATGACACCGACCAGTGGCACGTTCCCGGTGACGGTGTCCTCGGCTTGTGGGGGATCATCCACCCGCAGGCCCGGTTCGGTGACATCGAGGGCGGCATCGACGTGGCCCTGATCCAGCCGGACAACCTGGCCGACGCCTACCAGGCCACGGTCGAATCGGGTGGCGGTGCACGCTGGGCGACCAAGGACGGGTACCTGCGTGCCCGCACCATTCATGCTCTGACGGATGTGACCTACGCCGACCACTACGCCACGCCGGTCACGTTCACTGATGAGGATGCCACCCTCGGCACCGACGAGTACCGGCACGCCGGAGTGGAGACGACCGGGCTGCGAATCGACCGGGTCATCAACACCGCGACGGTCTCCTACCAGTACGCCGAAGGGGTCGACACATCCACCGGCCCCGACGTGGAGACGTCGTCACCGATGGTCAACCGGCAACTTGACCGGGACTCACGGGACCGATACGGGATCAAGGAACACAGCATCGAATCGGCGTGGGCTGACTGGCCGCTCAACCAGCAGATGGTCGACCTCATCGTCACCCGGTTCGCGCAACCGCGCCAAGAGATCGAAGTCCTCCACCTGGACCCACTCGGCGACGCCGACCTAGGCGAGTGGCTGACCACGACATGCGAACTGGAACTGGCGTGCACCGTGATCTACACGCCGTTCGGTTCCGACCCGATCACCGTCGAAGGTCTGAACATTCAGCAGATCGCATGGGACTGGACCCCGGAACGCTGGTCGGTCGACCTGATGGTCGCCGCATCATGAGGAGCTTCTGTTGACTGCACAGACGACCGTCACGATCGCAGCCGTCTACGTCGACGGCACCCCGTTGGCGAACCATCGGGTGAAGGTGCGGCTGATCCACGGCGGAGCAGGCGGCACCGTCGACGGCAACCTGATCGCCGAGGATGTGACGGTCAAGCTGGACGCTGACGGCGGGTCGGTCGACCTGTACCCGACCGATGCGATCTCCCCGCCCGGATGCTTCTACAGGTTCACCGTCGACAACTCGTCACCGACGATCGTCCGTGACATCTCAGTGCCCGCATCGGGGCCGGTGGCGTGGACTGATGCGGCGATCCTGCTCGAAGATCCGGTGCCGCCTGTGACGATCCCCGCCGCCGTGTCGGGCACGGCTGGCCAGGTTCTCGGTGTCGTCGATCCCGGTGACGGCCCCCGGTACGACCTGATCGACCAGACCGGTGGCGGCACGACCGACGCTTCGGAGCTCACCACCGGCACCTTGCCGTTCGCACGGCTCCCGATCGGGACCACATCGACCACCGTCCCGGCAGGCAACGACACGCGCCTGTCGGATGCTCGGACCCCAACGGCGCACAAGACGTCCCACGCGACCGGTGGCGGTGACGCGCTGGCACCCTCAGACATCGGGGCGGTGCCCATGTCGCGGACCCTCGCCGGGTTGGACCTGTCGGCTGACTGGACGGCTTCGGCGTTGCGGACGGCGCTCGGTTTGGTCATCGGCACTGATGTCCTGGCCCCGAACGGGTCAGGTGCATCGCTGACGGGCATCCCCGAATCGGCGGTGACGAACCTCGTCACGGACCTCGCAGCGAAGGCGCCGCTGGCTTCTCCGGCGCTCACCGGCAGCCCGACAGCGCCGACGCAGTCCGCAGGGGACAACTCCACGAAGGTCGCGACCACCGCCTATGCGGATACCGCCGCAGCATTCGCGAAGCCGCACATGACCTACGCGGGTGCCTACCAGGCTTCGACGGTGGCGATGGTCGCGTCGACCATCACATCGTTCGCGGCGGTGAACTATGAGGGTTACGTCCCGATGTTCCTGGTGGCGGGAACCTACGACCGGGTAGGCCTCTATACGACGGTCGCCGCGGTTTCGACGTGGGAGATGGGCCTTTACTCGGTGGGTGCGTCGGGGCAGCCGACTTCGCAGATCACATCGTTCGGGTCGCTGAACATGAACGCCACTGCAGGTCTGAACCTGATAACGCTGGCACCGCTCACGGTGTATGCGACTGCCTGGTACTACGTCGGCATCAAGATCACCGCCTTCACGGCGAGTCCGACCTTGCACCGGATGCCCAATACGTCCGTTCCCGCTTTCCCCGGCTGGCCCATCCGGGAGATCGCCGGCGAGGCCTGGTCGTGGCTGACGGTCACCACGGGCGCCGCGAGCGGTGCCCTGCCGTCCACTGCCCCGGCGATCGGCACCGGTTCAGGCCAGGCCGCTTACGCCAACCTCGCTCCCCGTGTCCTGTTCCGAAAGGCGTGACCATGCCCGCGATCACAGAGCAGGACGGCCACGGCCGCATCCTCAGCACGACGACCGACAACGGCGACGGCACCGCCACCCGCACCCTGTACGACACCGACGGTCAGGTGACTGGTACTGAGCAGGTGACCGGCCTCCCGGTCCCCGATCCGCCCGTGGTCGACCCGGCCGCGGTTCTCGCCGCTGTGGGCGCGTCGCTCGCTGCGATCCCTGCGAACGCCACGTCGACGCAGATGCGCTCCACCCTCCGCACCCTCGGTGAGCAGATCACCGAGTCCATCCCCACCTGACCAGGAGCTACCTCGTGAAGCGATACGCCAAGACCATCACAGCCCTTGTCGGCGCCGGGATCGCCTGGTCCTACGTCGTGATCGGCGGACCGGTGCACATCTCTGCGGATGAGTGGCGGCAGGGTGCGATCCTGCTCGCCACCGCGTTCGGTGTGTACGCGATCCCGAATAGCGAGCGTTGACCGGTGGCTGCGGACGGCCATCCGTTCCGTGACCTTCGCGACGTGATGCGCGCCGTCGCCGAGTCGGTGTTCTACCGGCGCACCATCCTCGACCCGCCACCGTGGCCGCACCGGTTCCGTCTGTTTCTCCCGATCCGAAAGGCACGCCGATGACCCCGTACAAGCGCGTCTCCAACGCCATCGACACGCTGCGCCGTGAGATCAACGCAGCGCACCCCGGCCGGTCCAAGATCAGCGACGGCACCCTCGGCGACACCGCCCACGCCGCCCGCACCTCGGACCACAACCCCGACGCCAACGGCATCGTGCACGCCATGGACGTCACCGTGTGGGACGGCCCCGACCCCGGCGTCGCGGACGACGTCGCCCAGCCGCTCGCCGAGTTCCTCCGAGCCAAGCGCGACCCGCGCACCAAGTACGTCATCCACCGCGGCCAGATGTTCTCCAGCTACGCCTCCTACACCACCGGGCGCGTCATCCGCCGGGCCTGGCAGTGGGGTCCCTACAGCGGCACCAACGGTCACTTCCACCACGTCCACGTCTCCGTCAACGGCGACGACGGCGCACCCTGGGGCTACCCCGGCAGCCCCACAGCGACGCCCGCCGCCTGGAACCCGCCGCCGTTCCCCGGGACGCTCACCAAGACCTCGAGCGCACCCCGTGTCGCCGTCTGGCGGATGGTCCTCGGGGACCTCGGCTACCGCGGGTTCAAGGTCGGCCTCTTCCCGTGGTCGATGACCCTCGGTGCAGCGACGCGCCGGTTCCAACGCCGCCACGGCCTCAAGCCTGACGGTGTCGTCGGACCGAAGACGTGGGCCGTCGCCATGCTGCTGCTCAAGAAGCTC